TTCTTGGATTTGATTATTTAATGTAGCCTCAAGTCCTAAAAGTAAAGTAGCACGAGTTAAAATATCTTTGATGTGCATTGTTGTAGACTTATCTGTTTTAAAATCTAAAAGTGCAGAATTGGTAGAAATTAATGTAACTGAACATTCCACACTACCATTTGGTAATATTTTTGCATTATAATCAGATACAATACCTTGAATAACTTCTAAATCACCTTGATATTTTGTTACTTGACCTAAAGCTTCGTTTCTGTCCTCAACATAATATCCATCTACATCATCATAACCTGGAACAATATTGCTAGGGTCTCCATAAAGATATTCACTAATCGGTACAGAGCTTGTAATTAATTCTTGTGGATTATATAAATTCTTAACACTACTATGTCCAAAATCTACAAATATTGTAGCACCTGGTTTTAAAAAGTATCTATTGTAAATTTTATCAAAATCATAAAAATTATGAACTACGAAATTAACTATTGTTTTTTTTCTAACACCCAATGTTCCGTCAGTTTCTGAAGTAAGACCTGTAATACCAGCTTGTGGTTTCATTAATGGATTTTTTTCTAATTCAGTTGGTATTATTCCATAAATTCCACTATCTTCAGTAAAAGTATATCCATCAGTACCCACTATTTCATTAGGTGTAAGTTCACCATAACTTGTTTGATAATTATAATCACCAATGATATATGTTCTTCTTGCGTGGTCAACCTGAGGTCTTTCTTGTGTTGTAATATAGTACTTACCATCTATTTTAGTAATTAGTGCATTGGGATATGTTTCTTGTATTTCTTTTAATTTTTTTTGGTTTTTTTCATTTCTAAACTTTTTTGAGGTTTTATTATCAACTTCATCTGGATTGTCAATTTCTTCTAATACTTCAGCCACTTTAGCAGGTTCAACTATTTTAACACTTGTCCACATTCTGATAAAGGGTGTTCTTGATGATAAGTCTGCTTGATTGTTTCCATTTTTATCAGGAAAAACTGCTTCAATGGATTCACCAGGAGCCACTTCACCTGCAACTCTTTGTCTATCTTCAAGTTTTTTCTTAACTTTACCTGATATTGGACTACCAAATAATCTTTTATTTATCATTTTTAAAACCCTTCAGCGTCTTGTGTATTTGCTGGTATTCTGATTGATGTTCCTGCTGGTATGTTGTTTGTAGTTAGATTATTAGTTCGTGCTATAAACCACCATAATGATGAATCACCATAGAATCTTTGTGCTAAATTATCACACCTATCACCTTCAGTAGCGATGAAATATCCATCACTATTTTTTTCATTTACTTTTTTGTAAACAGTAGTGGAATAATAATCTTTATTATTCTTTCTTTGTTTTTTTGTATTTTCGTATCTAGCCATTATTGATTAATCCCATAAAATTTTGTACCTAATCTTGGAGCTTTGTCGTGAATAACTTGGTATCCAATTGTTGCAAGTATATGTCTTGGTACTCTAGCACCAACTTCTGTTTCATAAGTTGATGATTGGTCTATCGAGTAAGATATTGATTTAATATATCCCATTAATTCTTTATTTTCTTTTCCATATAATTCACCATATCGGAGTTTAACCAATGGTGGTTTCATTCTATTTCCATAACCTACCGCACCTTCATTAATATATTCAGGATAACACATTGATGTTAACCTATCTAATTTTTTATATATATTTCCCAATTCTTCTTTTGTCTGTGCCATAAGTTTTAAAGTCATTGATATTTCTCTTTCAGCTCTCTCATAAGTCCAAACAGGTTCACTTCTTCCAAGATAATTATGTGGAGCGTAAGATGGTGAGATGTTTTCTGTCAATCCTTCAATAAATGCTCTAAAAAATATATAAGCATTAGTTCTCATATCTTTAAAATAGAATGGCATTCCATTTTTTTCTTCTTCTAAAATATCTCTACCAGATTCACCATAAGCGTCTTTCAAAGTTTGTTGAGCCATTGGGTTTTCAGGAAGATTATCTCTGAAAGTTACATTGGTAAATAAATCACCACCTTCTGATTTTTCTTTTATAGTTACTGATTCACCTGTTAAATTACTTTTTAATTTATTTCCAAATTCTTTTAAAGAATCACCAAATCCTCCTCCTGGCACACCACCAGTTGCAGTGGCTATACTTAAACCATCTGTGAATGATTTATTAATATCATAAGGAACATTTCCACCAATTAAATTAGTATTTCCGTATTGGTCTCCACCAAATAAAGTACTCAAACCAGGTTCTGTTTTATCAAATAAACTAACAGGAACTCCACCAGCTCTAAATCCAGCTTGTATTATAGTTGATAATGGATTGTATAACTCCTTAAACCTTTGACTTGATTGTCTAATTTCACCACCTATATCAAGATATTGAACACTTGAATTTCTTCCAAGAAAATTTTGTTTGAGTGCAAAAGCTACACCTGCAGGTGATGTTAAAAATTTACTTAATCTAATAGCATCAGTTAATAATCTATTTATTGGAAAATCTCTACCACCAAAATTATTTAATCTTCCATTTATTCCACTATCTGAACTTGAAGGTATTTTACTAACTATATATGGTTCTTTTCCTGCATCTTTTAAAAATTCTGTTGAATCGAAAGATTGTGTTGGACCATTACCTAAAAATTTACCAACCATACTAATTACTGATGTTCTTGATGAATTTGCAAGTCCAAATCTACCATCTTGAGGGTTTCTTATATTTAATTTATCTCTACTTGCATTTGGATAATTATAACCAACACCATCAATTGGTGTATGGTTTGGATTATATAATGTTGACCAATTCAACCCATCAAGTGGTGATTCTCCTATTAATTCACTTAATGGAGGTCTAGTGAATTTTGTTAACTTTGTATCATTTACACCAGTTATTCTATTTGATGAAAATGATTCAATATTATTTTTTAATTCTTCTTGAAATACACTTTTTAGATTTGATAAACTCACTATAAATCCCCAAGACCTGCTACCATTCTATCAGGTCCTCTTTTTGTTTCATTTATTAAAGTTTCCATTTTTTCTTCAATATTTCTTAATAGTCCAACCGTTTCTTTATTATTAACACCATTAATAGATAAACTAGCTTCTGGTCCAGATGCAAAATCATTAACAGCTGTAGTTCCAAATACCGTATCTTTTGGATTTGTCTTTAACATTTTACCCGTTGGTGTAACGACTAAATGAGAGCCTCCTGAACTTTTGAAATCATTAACATTACCCGTACCATCATCAGGAGTAAGTGCGGCCGTAATTGTACCTGCTGCTGCAGCACCCAAAGGACCACCCGCCATAAATCCTAAACCTGTCATTGCAGTTACAAGTAAGTTATTTAAAGAAAATAAATTAGCTAAACCTGTAAAAAATTTAAATATTTTACCAACACCTTTTACTATCTTTGTTACAGTATCAGCAAAATTTTCTATAAATGTTTTTACTCTTGCAATATTTTCCTCTGTCATAAACTCTTCGCTAAATGCTTTAACAGCATCTTCTAAAGGTTGTCCAAATTTTAATAAAAATTGTGCACCTAATTCTTTAACTTGATTCGTAATATTAGTTAATGCTGACATTCCATCCTTACCAGCTAAATCTGCAAATGATTTTTGTTGAACGACTGATTTATCTTGAGCAGATATTAATTTTTCCATTTGTTTAACTTCTAATCCAAGTGATTTAGCTAATGATTTCCTTTGTAATACATTTAATTTATTAAATTCAGCTTGTCCTCCAAGTTGTTTTGTGACATTCTCCATCATACCATTTAAATCACCACTTAACGCTAATTCTCTAGCTTTTTGGAAATTTAAATCTTTACCAATCATTACCGATGCTTCAATTTCACTTGTTAATGATGTTTGGAAGTCTAATAAACTGTCTGCTATACTATCAACTGTTGATAAATTTAATCCAAGTTGTCTAGCTTTTATTGCGGCTTTTGTAATACTTTCAAGATTATCTGCTCCAAATTTAGCAATTGTTTCGGCACTTTCGGCTATATCTTTCATTACCGCATTTGGATTAACATTGTTTTGTCTAGCTAATTGATATGTGGATTCTGCTAAATGTTCGGCTTGGTCAGCAGTTAAATTACCAATAGTCATTAATGTACCGAATAATTTTGCACTCTCATCTGTTGATAACCCTAATGCCACAGCAGTATCTAAAATTTGGTCAGGAAGTCTTGAAGCTGAATCTAATGTAATACCAAAATCTTTTGATAAAGTATCTACCAATGTTACCACATCAGATGTTCCTTTTCCAAGTGAAATCACATCAATAGAGGCTTGCTGCATATTTTTTTGAAATTCACCACCTGAAGTTCCCATTACACCAAATTGTTTACCTAATGCATCAGTTATTGCAGATGCAAATTTTAAAGCTTTAACAAGTAAACCAGTTATTAAAAGAACACCACCCGCAACAGGTCCTACTTTTTTCATATGTTTTAAAAAACCACCAGCCTTTGATGCCATACCACCAGTTAACTTGTCACCAACCTCTGTAGCCAGATTTACTTTATTTTGAACTTTTTCTGCTGCATCTCTTGTTTTTAATAACTTAAGCTGGTTTTCAATTGAATTTCGTTCACCAACTGACTTAGCTTTAAGTAATTTTTTCTCCAACGATGCTTGCATTCTTTTAGATTTAGCCACATCTATGTTACCATCTAATATCTCTTTACCTAAATCAGCAACAGCACCCAATTGTTTACCATTCATTTTATTGGCTTTTCTACTATCGTGAAGACCTTGCAGTGTTTCTGCAACATTGTTTGTCATCTTTTTTGTAAAACCATCAGAATCTTTTAATCCTTGATTAAAACGGTCTATATTAAGATTCATCTCTTCAATAATATTACGAGCTTCTTTTAATGTCTCTGTACCTTTGGCCATTTTATATAAAATCCTTTATTGTAAATTTAGATAATTTAATTGGTTTTTTACCTAAAGATTGTAAATCTTTATTGATTCTATCTTCTGTATCTTGTGTGAGTTTATTTAAGTTACTTAAATCTTTGGTAAGAACTTTGTCTTTTTTTAATTTATTAACAATATTTTTATCTTTAATAAGTTTTAATAATTTTGAAAAAAATCCCTCTGCGATGAGATTTGATTGATTCATATATGATTTTTTCTTTGACACAATACTCTCCTATTTAGGTGTATCTATTCATATATAAATATCAAATATGTAGAAAATTACCTTTTAAATCTTGGATTCATTGGTGGTTTTGAAGATTTTGCTTTCTGATTAGCCTTTTCTATTTGTTTGTTTTCTTCTGTGCGAGTATCAACTAATTGTTTATAATAGAAGTTTCTTAAATATATAGGCATGTTGTATACATCGGAATGTACAAAACCTTTTCCGTAATACATTAATTGAAATATTTGTTCGTGAAGTTTGGGTTTGTCTTTAGGACTCAGGCCAAAAAAACCCAACCGTCATCGGTATATCTACCTTGACGGACTCACCTCCTATCTCTATCTCTTGTGATAATTCAATGTCTGGTGCTACTTTTGAAATTTCTTTTCTTAAATGCATTGAATCTCTTGCGAGTAGATTTTGAACAAAGTTGTTTATGGTAGATTGAGATTCATCACCATCAACTGATGTAATGGTATGTCGTAATCTCGTGGTTAATTCAGGTGAAACATCTGAACCTGTTTTTTTAGAGGCTTGTAATTCTTCATCTATTACTTTTTCTTCTGCTCCCGTTAACAATTTAAAAGTAACTTTTTTCTTTGATATTGGTAAGGTAACTTCAAAGTTATTTTCTGAGACACCTTCTGGTAATTTTTTAAATGGACAATCAGCTAAATTGAATGTATGAGTTAAAACTTCACCTGATTTAGGATTAGTAACTTCACAAGGATACTCAGGCCCATATGCTAATATTCTAGCTGCAACCATTACAGCATTTTTGTCACCTAATATCATATCACCTTGTTTTACGCCAGGCGTTAATATTAAAGAATCTATTAACCTATCAATCACAACACCCTTTTTAATAAGATTCTGTGAAGTAAGAATATCTTCTTCTTTAGCTGTCATATATTTAATTTCTACTTTTCCATCAGAACAAGGGTGTTCTTTTGGATATAACTTACCCTCACTAGGTAAATCAATTACTTCACTTGGGAACTTGTTTTCTGCCATTATAACCTCCGATTATTTTGATTCAGAAACAGATGCTTGTCTGTAACTTGTAACTAATTTTTTTATTTCACCGATAGCTTTTCTTGCTCTACCACCAGCTGCTTTTGTACCCTTATCTGAAAATACTGAATGATTTTCTTCAAATTGTTCAAATAATTCTTTTATATCATTGTATAATTTATCTGTTGACATTTTTGTCTCCTATAACTTTGGTTAAACTTCTATTGCTCGTCTAAACCAACCTAACCAGAATTTCTCTTGATTTGGTTTGTCTATAACTATGTTAGCAAATCGTAACACACGATATGCTCTTACTACATCTACACCTATTTTTTGTACAGCATTTAATGTAGCTGGTCCTAAACCACCATCTACTTCAATTTTGTTTCTATTCTTAGAATTAGCAGCCTGTTGTAATACCTTAACAGCTCCTCTTCTTCCAAAATTAACACACATATCAAAATAAATATGTCTTAATTGTGAGGGAATATCATCACACTTACCTCGTCTCCAATAATCTGTATGATATATTTTTTTAGCTTGTTCTTTTGTGAGATTTTTAATGTCCACATCAGGATACCATCTTTTAGCGATTCCATATTTGGTTTCACCACCAGCATCATCAGGGTCGTTTACATATCCACCTTCGTGGTCTAAAACTATATCTATTATTTCTTCAAATGTTGTTTTCATTTTCATCTCCATATATAAATATATATAAAATAAAAAAACCCTTGATTTTTATTTCAAGGGCTTTTCCATATATTAGTTTAAGTATTTATTAGAATTTAAGTATTGCGTAATCATATCGTAATGTTAATGATATTTCAACAGGGTCTGATGAGTCAAATGCTAAATCACCAAAATTAGCTGATTGGATATACGCACCTTTTAATTCCCATTCTTCAACCACAGCTCCAACTGGGTCTAAAAGGTTAAATGTAATATCTTTTTTGTAAAAATCAGCGTATCCATCTCTACCAGTAACTGATTCGTGGTGTAATCTAACCCACTCAATCACTTGCTGTGCAGCTGATGGAACAACCGGGTCGTATAACATAATTTCTAAAGGTTGCCATCTTGACTTACCTTTAACATATCTTGTTACATTCATATGTTCTAATACAACTTCGTCTGATTCAATTGATGGCCTGTTCATTGACTTAATTAAATAAGCATTGATACCATCTATTTGCATTATAAATCTGTTTTTGAGCTTTGGCTCAAAGGGGGTAAACATTATATCTTGTGGTTCTAATAATTCAGCCATTTAAATTCTCCTATTAAGTACTTAAACCTTTAATTCATATATAAATATCAGTAATTATAAAAAAAAGGGACTTATATTTAAATAAATCCCTTTTCTTTAAGTTATTTAACTAACTATTACTCTGGAAAAGAAGCACCAGTTGGTTGTATTGTAAAGTCTAATACAATAAACTCAGCAGTTCTTGTAGGTTGTAAGAATAATTGTCCGACTAATTGATTTCTATCAATTGTATCAGGTGTATTATTCGTTTCATCCATCACTACTCTGAATGCACTCAATCCACTTTGTGATTGAACTTGTTCTAAGAATGGATTAACAATTCCTAAGAATCTTCTTCGTGTTGCCGATGTATTTTGTTCAAATACAAGGAATCTTGAAGAAGAAGCTATGAACTTCTTAACTCTGATTAATAATCGTCTTACATTGATTCTATCCAACGCACTTGCTTTTTTCTGTAATGTTTTTTGTCCAAACACCGTTACCCCTTGTCCAGGGAATGTTGCGATTGGATTAATATTACTATCATATAAATCATCACGATTACCTTGAGTTAGTTTTCTCTCAGCTTGAATAGCAGTTGTAATTCCACCACGATTCAATCCAGCAGGAGCGAACCACGGGTGTGCAACTCTATCATTGAATGCGTAAACACCACCTAATACTACTGATGGTGGCACCCATCTTTGAGTTCCAGCAACTTGTGAATCAGGTACTTTAACCCATGGCCAATACATAGCTGCGAAGTTTGAATCTCTAGCTTCACCTCTTGTAGTAGCTGCTGTTAATGTTGAAGCATAAGGAACCGGGTCAATAATTGCAAAACAATCACCTCTTGATTCACATACATCAATAGCTTTAGCCGTAATAGAAGAATGTAAAGAGTCTATAATACCTGGCATTAAGATTAAATTAATATCAAATTCATCTTGGTTTGCAAGTAAGTCAAGAGCTTCTTCATATGCATTTTTACCATCATCTGCTACAGTTGGGTCAAATCCTTGTGAATTTTGTGCTACGATGTTTTCATAAAATACTGCTCTAGGAGCCCGAGTAGAATCACCATTAAAATGTCCTAAAGCGTTAAATCCACTATGTCCATCTGAAGCACCAGTGAATCCACCATTTAGTGAACCACTACCAACTTGAGGTAATGATTGAGATATATGACCACCATTTACAGGTATGTCACTTACATTCCCATTCTCATCTAAATAATCAATTGTAGGTGTACTAACACTTTTAACTCTTACAAATCTTGAAGCGTTTGCAAATGAACCAGTTAATTGTAAGTATTTTGTACTTCCCTCTGTTTTAACTTGTTGTTTTTGGTCTCCAATAACTTTTGAAATAAAGTTAGGTGAATTAGGGTCTAATGTTATATTATTAAATGATTCAAGTATTTGTTTTCTTTTAACATTATCATTACCAGCCCTAATTGTTAAATTAAAAGTACCTTTTTTATCATTTTTAGAAACAACTTCATATCTAACATTATGTTTTGAACCACTAACTAAAACATTATTTACTCTAGCAGTTGCATTACCATTATTCATTATTGTACCATCAGCTAATGTTTCTAATGTGAAACAAGTTGTAGTAGTTCCAGCAGAAACAGTACCACCAGTAATGTTAAATGAACCACCTTTACCTGCTACACCACCACCAACTCCAGAACCTGCCGGAGCAGTTGTAAATGAACTTGGAGCACCAGCAGAAGCTGTTAGGAATGTAGTATTATTTGCAGCTGTTCCTGCTAATGAAGCCGTAAGTGCTAATTGCCCATTTGATTGTGAAACTGCTGTCACATTTAATCCTGAAACAGCGTTAATCTCAGTTACAAGATTGGTTATATGTGCTCCTCTCGTAGCACCATTGACAAAGAATCTGATTGAATCATCAGATGAATCTCCACCACCATCACCAGAAGCTATGAATTTAAATTCACTACTTCCTTGTGTTATTTTATAAACTTCTCCAATACCTGTTTTAAATGTAGTTGCAGATACAGAACCAGTAGCTTTATTGACACCAGATGTTACGCTTGAATTTGTAGTAACAACATCAGCGGTAGCTGGTCCAAAACCTTGTGAACCATCTGCCATTATTCTAACAACAGTTAGTGTGTCTGAATTTTTTAAATATTCTTCAGCTGCATGTGAGGTTAAGAATTGGACTGAATCCGAACCCGTTCTAAACGTATCTCCAAATTTCGCTTGGAAATCAGAAAATGATGTTACAACGGTTGGGATTCCTGCAGGACCTTTAAGTGTTGGTCCAATGAGTGCAGCTCCAATATCAGCCACAGCGGAAGGTAAAAACGTCTGGTCTATTTCATTTGTAAATACACCAGGTGAAATTATTTTTTCGGCCATTGAATTTCTCCTAAGTTAACTTTTTAATTTTTGAGGTATATACTATTTTTGCGCATTAGTATTATTCATATATAAATATATGATTAAACTCTCAAACGATAATTTTTTTTTTATTATTCAGATTTATTTGGTGTGAATACACCTGTTTCTGGATTTAAAGAACCTTGTCCATACTTATTAGTAATTCCATCAAGAAATTTCTTTTCATCATCTTGAATTGATTTCAAAGATTCTTCTAATTCAACTTCTTGTTCGTCTAATCTGATTTGAGCTAATTTTAATTGTCCGAATTGATTTTGAACATTTGCATAACTTTGTTGTATATCTTGAACTTGTTTAAGTTCTTCTTCTGTGAATTTTACTTCTTCTGGCATTTATAACCTCCATTAATGTTTCATATATAAATATATATAAATTTTCAAAACAAGTGATTTATTTTCCTACTTGTTCGTCTGTAGCATCACCCTCAAACCCAAACACAACTCTTGATGGTGTAAGTGCTTTTGAAGTTTCATTAGTTGTTCCAAATATATTACTTGTAAATTCAGGTATTACATATGCTTTTATTGATAAACCAAATTCAGTTTTTATTAATCGTTCACCATCTTGATTCATTTCAGATGCATCACTTATACTACCATCCAATGAAGATAAAAATTTATATTGTTCTGAATCACCAAAGTATGTTCCAATATGTTCAAGAAATAAATCACTTAATATATTCATTTGTTCAATATAATTAGTCATCATTACTACTGAATAATTACAAACTACGTGGTCTGGCATTCCAGTATAAATAACTTCTTGTACGGGTTTAAGTCCTCTTTGAACTGAAAATCTATCATATTGATTATCTTTTGACCAGGCATTACTTCTAGCTACTTTTATAAATTCACCTTTTACATCGTGGTCGAAAGACATAGGCATATTATCATCAAAAGAAACATCAGTTCTTCTAAACATAATTAATGGTAATATTAATGAGCCATTTTTATCTCTTAACACACCCCTTTTTCTAAAATTTTTCCATCTTTCCTCATTACCATAATAAACAGGAACTTTAATTATTTCGTTAGCTTCTTTTATTTTTGGTTTCATTACATTTTTCATATGAGTCATTACAGATGTATCAATATCTTTTAATGTTACAGCAAAATTATTATTAAAATCTTTTCCTGGAGTTAATGTCTGTTTTGCATTACCACGAACTCTATTAGTTTTTGTAGACACTTGTGTGGCTCTATTAACTGACTCCCTATTAAGTGTTTGTTTATTTGTTATTTTATTAACGGCCATTTCGTCTTCTCAGTTTTTTAAGTTTATCTAATTTGTTATTAACTTTACCCTTTACTTCTTCTGATTTAATACTACTCATATCAGCTTTACCAATTGCAATTTCTTTTTTAATATCTACTTCAATAGCTTTTACACCTGTTTGACTCGGTGAATCAAAGTTATCCAACTTATTCATCAACTTACCCATCATTTGTTCCATTTGTAGATTACCATTTGGTTCGGGTATGTAAGTGTGTTTTCTTTCACCATACATATCTTCATCCTCTTGCACATTACCACTCACCTCTTGTTTTGGTTTAGGTTTTTCTACAAAGTTAGGATTTGAAGTATCATACTTAGTAATCTTTTTTCCTGTTATTTGTTGAACAGCCATTGGTTATCCTTATACACTTATACTTGTTCTATTGATAAAATAGTCTTGTAATTTTCCAAGTTGCCCACCATCTAACGCTTTTTCATAAATAGCCATTTCATATATGTTTCCTTCGAATCCCGTACTACTATTTCCAAAACCAAGTTCATTAATGGTTTGTAAAATGTTTTCATCATAATCATCACTTGTTCCTAAAGATGTTTTGTTTATAAACCACTCCACTTGTCCAAATCCATCATCACTATTGAATGGTTTTTTTCTACAAGTTAATAAAAGTTTTGTGCCTTGTAAAATTGTACCATCTGCAGGTGTAACTGTTGTAGATACACTATTAGTCCCATCATTACCCTTTACTAAAAGGTTAGCTCTATTGGCATTAACATACAAAATCTCAATCAAATCATTTCCAGCAGTATCTTTTAGTAACACTTGACGATTCTCACTACCAAAACTAAGTGCAAAAAACAATGTAAATTCAGATAAAGCTAAACCAGTTGTAAAATCCATATGGTCTAAATTATCACTATTTCTTTTAAATTGTAAACTATTTACTGATGCATTGTATTCAGGTTGTGCATTAGCAGTACCTTGTGTTAAATGATTATTGTTATCACTTAAATCATCCCATTGACTAACAGCAGCTCCACTTGAAAGACTAGATAGTGTTGAAAATGAATAATATCCTTTTAAATTACCAACTGTTAATGGTAATAATGCAGTGGATGAGGCTTCTAGGTTCATTCGTGAGTGTCTGTCGTGTTTTCTTCTCTCATCTTCTAAATATAAATTATTATTTTCATTAAATATTTTTTTAGCTATTTTATGATTTAATTCATTTAAATATTTATTTTCTGGTATTTCTATCCATTGTTTCCAAGACAGTGGTTTTGGACCTTGTTTTTGTTTTGATACCTCTTTTAACATTGAAATTAAATTATCTGTATTAAATAATTTTGATTTCATTTGTGGAACTTGTTTATAATTACTTTTAGTATTTTTAACCACCTGCTGAAATTGTTCTGCTTCTTGTAATCTTTTTTCCAAAACAGATTTGTCTTCAACTGTTTCAGATAATGAAATTACTTTATTTGAAAGTATATCCACTTCACTTTGTAATTCTGAAATTGTATCTTCTTTACTATCAATTTCTTTTTGAAATTTACCATTTTCTACAATTAAGGAATTTTCACTTTGTTGTAATTTATCACTTAACTCATTGATTACTTCGTTACTCTTATCATTTTTTGTTTTTAACTCTTTTATTATATCAGTAACTTGTTTTATTTTTTTATTTTTTTCTTTTAATATTTGTTTCTGTTCACTTATAAGTTGATTTTTATCTTTTATTTGGCTTTCAAAATTATTTATTTCAAATAAATATTCTTTATAAGTTTTTCTAATTTCTAACTTTAATTCTTTTTTAGAATTTTTTGAATTTTGTAATTTTGCAGCTAAACGATTTATTTTATTTTTTGCCTCTTTTAAAATATTGTTAGAGTTATTAATTATTTTATCTTTATATTCAAGTCTTTCATTTTTTTTGTTAATTTGTTCTTGTAAAGAATAATTTTCACTTTCAAGTTCTTCAATATCATATTTTCTTTCATTTATTTTATTTTCAAACTCTTTTTGTTTTGTAGAAAATAATCCAGTTTCAAAATTTCTAGCTTTATTTAACTCTTGTAAAAGATTAGTTTTTTCATTTTCTAAATTTACCACTTGATTTGATAAGTTGTTAGTTTCTTCCTCTAAATTTTTAATAGTCTTTTCTCTATAATCTATCTCTTGTTCATATTTGATAGTTGTTAGTTTTCCATTAAATCTTTCTTTTAAAATATCTAAACTCATTATTTAGGCCTTTCCTCTATTTGTAACGATGATAATCTTGAACGATGTGCTGTCGCTACAATGTTATGTTTAAAGTTCGGATGTCCTCCGAATAATTTTGGTTCTGTTGTTCCATTAATTTCCCAATAGTAATCATTCCAATCCACAATATCACCATTCTCAGGATAAAAATTCAATGAACCACTTGATAAATTTTCTCTTTGAAAGAACATTGTTATATTTGAATTTAAATCTGCTCCAAACTCGTCTTGTTCTATCGTAGGTTCAGCATATTCAATCAAACAATTGACTCTGAATCCTATATCATAGTATTTAGCGGTTGATTCACCATACATATTATCTTCAGTTTTATCAATATTCACTTTATAAATATCAACTGATTGTCCAATAATTTCATCAATTAATTCTTCATTCATTTGATTTAATAAATCAAATTCTTTTTGTGGTATAAAAAATGGTTTTGTTTGAGACATTTAATTATCCTATGTATATTTTTAATGGAGCTTTATTTAATACTTCCTGTTGAGCATTTGCAACTTCTTGTTCTGTAATTGCTTGTTCTTTTTTACTAACAGCTTCTAAGAAATTATTTAATTCTTCTAATAAATTTGCTTTCTCTTCTCTACCTTCTGCCTTTAAAGCTTCACCATCCATAGAGACTTCTCCATTTGGTAATGGTAATGAAGCATATTTACTTCTAATAATTCCTAATAATTCTTTTGACAATGCTAAAGTATATTTTCTAATCCAATTTCTACCCATTGAATTTATTTCATTATATACAATAAATTTATATGGTATGTTTGATGGGTCAGATACTTTACCACTTGTCTTAGTTTGAGTAACATCCGTCATATCTTCTCGTCTATAATAATGAAAATATATTTTATCACCAGCATCTTTTGATGTAGGTTTTGGAAATATCCTCATTTTATTATTTACTAATTCAAATGAATATGCAGATTTTCTAATCAAGTCATTTGTTTCAATCGCATTAGCTCTAGCCAAATCATATGATATTGGTCTTAATATGTAAGACACTGCTGGTGATACACTACCAAATCCAAAAGAATCTAATAATTCAATGTTATCATAAGTTCCAGCAAAAGGGTCATAAAATTTAGATATTGCAGCGGGTGCTTGATTAAATACTCTTTGAACCACCATTGGATTTGTAGTTGTAACACTTGACTCTAAATTAGCCTCACTTGGTAAATCATAAACTTGTTGAGATGATGTAATGGTTATTGAACCTGTAAACATTGTAGTGTTTCCTCCAACATTTACAGCTTGTCCGTATTGTTCTGCTAAGGTAAATAAAGACATTCCACCCACAGGAGTTTCAGCTTGATGTGAACCTGTTGAACTCATTCCAGTGGTGGTATCAGTATTTCCGTAATGTTCCCACATCCAATTCTTTGTATTGTAATGATTGATTTGTTGTGAATATTCTGATACTGCTTCTTCTAAACAAGCATATATAGAACCACTATTAAATTCAAGTTGCATAACTGGATGTCCAAGTTTTGTTGCAACATATTTACAAACCGTTAAACTATCGGTTTGAAATTCTGAATCTGCATCGTAAATTCCGTGTGGTGTAGAACCAGTTACTTGTAAAGTTGCTGTTGGGTCTTCATATAAAAATTGAAATTTTGACATTAATTTCTCCAAAATGGGTATAATTGTTCATATATAAATATCAATTAAAACAAAAAAGGGTAAGAAATAAATCTTACCCTTTTAAGTTGTTTAATAATATAAAATACTATTAATTATGTAGCTGTTGGTGTATCGTTTAAATCACCTTTAATATACCACTCAGTACCATCAGTAACACATTCAAGTTGTTCTCCAAGAACACAGTTTGCAAGAGTAATAGCTTGTTTACTATCAAAACTTGTTCTAGCTAATGTTGTACCATTAGTATTATCCAAACCAGTATAATTCAATAATGAAGTTCCAGCTGAAGATGATATAACATGCGCGTGTGCTGTAGCGAATACCAGTTTGAAATTAAGTCCTGCTTCTACAACTGGTAATGTTATTACTCTAGCACCACCACCTACAAATACTGTAGCACCTGATTGAGCCGCTGTTAGTGTTACACTAGCTCCAGTAGCACTACCAACGATTTGATTTTTAGCACCAGTTAGTGTTCCACCACCTGACAACGTTGCATCACCTGTTATTGTAACAGCACCATCAATTTTCCCACCATCTCTTAACGATACTTCACTTTCTCTGTTGGTAATTTTATATTTACCTATTCTTTTTGCCATTTTTATTTCTCCTAATGTTGAGTCACTACTCTCAGGATTGTTAATTTTTTTTATACTAACCTTGTTTAGTGACTACTTAGGCTAGTAAATTACATTTTATAATTCATATATAAATATCAAATATATATGAAAAACCCCCACAAAAAGTAGGGGTTTTTCAACTAAGTTAACCTCCTTATATTAAGAGGTTAGTAAAGAATTAATTAACTTATACTAAGTTTAAGTCTTTACAATTAATTGTACCATAAAACTCTGGTCTAATCATTTTCTTAGCATATCG